ACTTATTTAACATCAGAACACCCTACAATCTATAAGACAATTGCAGACTTACCTCAATCAATTCAAGTTGCTATGAGGACTGCTAGAACAACTGACGAACGATTTATCGTTCCTGAGGCTTTCCGTGCTGTTCATGGGGATAGGCTAGTTGATTATATGAACTTTTGTTCTTGTGACCTTCCCGCTATTTTCTATGCAGCAAAACACTATGTACCCTTGAACAGATTCAAGGACGAGTGGCAATTATTCTTTGCACGACCCTGTGTAATTGGTCCTGACGCTAACTACGTTTGGATTAATAATGACATCTATTTTAATGATTATAGATCTTTAGGAGATCTTGGAGAAGTTCCTCAAGAATTTCCCCCAGAAACTTATGGACAATGGCTTTTAAGAAACTTTCCTTTCCTTGAAAAATTATTTAATGTCTTTGGAGAATGGTCAGGGGAAATTTGGAGTGGTTTACTCTANGCACTTTTGTGTGTAGTTGGACTATCTTCATTTGCTGCATTTAGNATAATTTCAAGTATCCAAGCTTTTTGTGTGAGTTCTTCTATAGGACATTTTATTTTAATTTTGGCTTGTTTTGCCCTGATGTATATCTTGTATCGATTGGTCTATTTCATTGTTATGAAGACACTTCACTTAATTAGTGAGGCTACGTGGATGTTATTTCCTGGAATGAAGTCTCTCTTTTATTCTGCTGCTGCAGAAGAAGGAGTTGAGTATGAGAGTGAAAATTCTTCTCATTATGTTCATGAACCCCTTAAATTGACTCGACGTGTGACTGTTATAGGTTGTAGACCTGATGGTACTTCAGTGGTACCTTATGAGTGGTTTAAGGGATTAGCAAAGGCCGATGGTACACCAGTAACCTGCTCCCCAGGTAAAATCTGGAGAATGCAAGTTGAAGAGACTGCTCTTATTGGAGCTGTTATTATGGATTCAGAAGGAATAGTACATCAAAAATATGTGCGATCTTGTATGGAAGCTATTGCAACTTTAATTACAGAGCGATTTTCTAAAACAACATCCATTAACCTCGATGCGTTAACACCAACAAAAGATGCGATTCAACAAACTGTTCGCACCATTGAAGAGGTTCTTCTCCCAGTTGTTAGTTTTAAATTAATGCTAGGAGATGTTGAATATGAGAAAGGATATGATCAAGCAATTCAACGATCCAAAAAGACATGGAGAACTGCTACTCTTGAGAAAGGGGCAAGCGGTTCGGGAGGTTCTAAACCTCGGGACAGACGATCTAGGCGACCAGCCAGGCCAACCAATTTTGAAAATGGAATTGATGGAAACTGGAGAACTTGTGATCCTGAAGAGGGTCGTAAGTTGCGTGAAGTAGGTAAAGCCAAACGTCATCATGGATGGGTTAAGGATGAAAGTTCTGATTCTGAAGATGAAGCCGTTTTGGAGAAAGGTGCCTCAGGCTCTGGTGGTTCAAAACCCAGAGATCGTAGATCAAGACGCCCAGCAAGACCAACACAATTTGAAAAGAGACTTGTTGTTCTAGAGAAGTTTAAGTTTCCACAACTTAGTGACCCTGATTCTGACTTTGATATGAAGGAATATTGCCCAAGTGAGCAAGAAGCCTACTTAACTTTGGATGACAAAGACAAATTAGAAGAGGATGATATTATTGAGATTTCTTCTATGGAAAACCCAACTCTTTTGAATGCAATCTATCAATCAGCAATTTCATTCTTGCCTGATGGCCCAACTTATCAGGCTGCTGTTGATAGTGCTGCTTTGGACATGATGAGAAAGTGTGTAAATACAATCTTATGTAAAGTAACAACAGAATACGGTTCACTTGGAGGATGGGGATATGATACTTTTGTGTATGCCCCTTCTCATATTGTTGAACGAGTAGGGGAAACAGCAATTTGTACTCGTAAAGTACGAAATCAAGAATCTAAATACAATTACAGAATGATTTGTGTAGCGTACAAGAAAGAGTGGGAGTTATGTTTATTTAAAATTTTACCCATTAATCACCCTTCATATAAGAGTGATATTGACCGACCAATTAATGACTTAGTTTTTACAAAAGATCTTATGAAGTATGTCCCCCTCTCCTGTGATGTTGCTGGAATTTCTAAAATTAAAACTGTTATCCAGTATCTCCCAGTCAGTGATCTCATTTGTTCAGGTAAAGCTGAATATGTTGAGAATTACGTTGTCAAAACTGTAAATGGAGAGTGTATTAACACTAACATCTATGCCATTACAACTATGAGAACTCTTGGGACACATACCCAAGATGGCGATTGTGGAGGATTTGTAGTTATGCTGGATCCTTATTCGACAAAGAAACTTATTGGAATGCACTTTGCAGCTCAGACACGATGTGGTGCTGCAATGTCAATTGTATGCACTAAAGAACGATTTATGAAACTTCTATCTGAGTCAAAATTGTATGAAGAAACATCTTCTGTTAAATTTCAATCATTACCAGTGTTTCCAAAGATTAACATGGCAGTTCAACACGAACTGGATAGTTTTGATCAATATGTCAATGATGGATTAGGTATTCATATGCCTGATAACAAGAATGAATCTGACCCTGCGTTTATTTATTTAGGAGACCTTGATTTTATGGAACCACCCTGCGATATTAAAGGAAAAACCGATCATAAACCCAGCGTTTTCCATGGAGTTTTTCCAGTAACTAAGATTCCTTCGGCATTGATTGAATCTCAAGTAAAAGATACATCACAATTAGCTCTTGATGGAAATGGACGACCTAATATTTTAAAGACTCAATTAAATGCCAATGGTGATGGAAAGCATATTATGGACCAGAAAATCTTGGACATCATGCTACCACAACTTATTGACCATTTCAAAGGAGTTCTGAATGGAGAATCAATTGGAACATCATTAAATTTTAAAACAGCTCTTTGGGAGAGTGTTAATGGACAATTCTTTAATCCTAACTATGAGAAAATTAATTTTAAGAGCTCAGCTGGTATCCCTTGGAAACAAATGGGAGCTCCAGTTAAGAGTTCATTCTTTGAAGATGTTATGATCCCAAACCCTCTTAATAAATCGGAATACGTTGAAGGAAAAGCGTTCCTTAAAGATGAGAGATCTTTGTTCTTGAGGAAGGTCATCAAACATAAATTGGAAGAAGCAAAGAATCTACGTCGAACATTTTCAATGTGGAAGTGTTGCCTCAAAGATGAGGTAAGAGCAATTAAGAAAGTAACAACCGGAATGACACGTTGCTTCCAATCACCACCTATTGAACTTGTATTGTTTGGACGTATGTTGCTTGGAAGGTTTAAAGCACAATATAAAGCTAATAGAAATCGACTTTTTCATGCTATCGGAATTAACCCTATGAGCCCTGATTGGACTGATTTGGCTCAACGACTCTTGAAACATCCTAATTATATAGATGTTGATTATAAAAACTTTGATCAGCGTCTCCTTGTTCAGGCTATGGAAATGGCAGCAATAATAGTTGTAGAGACAATCTTTGCAACTGAGAAGAACAGAAAACTGGCTAATGCACGTTATGTGTATTTTGATGAGGTTATTCGTGCCTTTTGTGTAGCTAATCGAACTGTTTTCCAAACTGAACATGGAAATAAATCTGGAAATATTTTCACTACTGAATTTAATAATATTGTTAATACTATTTATTCCTGGTATGTTTTTATTAAGGTAACAGGAAATACTTCTCTTCAATATTATTTGGAGAATGTAGAGGAAGCAAACTTTGGAGATGACAAAATTTTATCAATCTCAGACCTCGTGATTGAGGTTTTCAATTTCTTTTCGTACAAGAAGGTTTTAGAAGAATTAGGACAAGTGATTACCCCTGGTGATAAATCGGAAGAAATTCGGTCTCATTCGAAGAATCTTTCTGATATGATCTTCCTTAAGAGACATTTTGTCAAATTTGGAAGTATTTGGATTTGCCCATTGGACAAAGACTCC